CACCTTCCACACCATTATTATTCTTTATAAGCTTCTCATTATAAAATGCGCCACCTAAATACATAATTCCTATTACAACCGGAAGGCATATAAGAATCAGCATGTTACCAGTTATTGAATACTTAGATACCACAAATACTATTATTAAATCAACAACTCCTGCTATAGTCATAACAATTCCATAAACTTTGATTTTATTAACTGCATCAACAGCACCTATGTTTGTCATTCCATAAAATCCAGCAATTGCAAAGTAAACTCCTTCCACAATAACTGCTATAAATGCTATATTCAGCAGCTTGACAACCATATATAATGCCTTTCCCTGCTCTGTTGCTGAAAATGAATATAGCTCTGACATAATATAAAATGCATAAAATGCCATTATAATTCCCATCGTTACCGCAAGCATTGATGCTAATTTAAGAATTCTGCACTTTGACTTTTCTGTTACTACGCTCATGTTCTTATCTCCGTTTTCTGATGATTAATGATTATAACATGGGATTGGGGATTTTTAAAGGGTGGGATGTATAGCACGAGTCCATTATGTATTGATTATTCTTTATTATTAACCCTCTGTGTATTCTCATCTATATCTTTATAACCATACTTTTCATCCCGGTATGAAGCTAATTCTGCATCGTAATCTGTAATATTTCCCTCTTTTATCATTTTTAATAATTCTTCTAGTGCTTGTTCTTTTGACATTGTGTTCTCCTGTATAAACCCATTACAGCTATCTTATAAATAAAAAAGCATAATTATTATTGGATGGGCGGTGTATCCATCATCTCAGGTACTCCGAGGAGTGTGTCAGGAACCATTTCCGACCTCAATAATAACTATGCTAATCAACAATATATTCTTTCGAGCAAAAATATACACACCATTTATTTCAATAATTCTACAGTTCCCTTAAATACAGTAATTATCATAACTTTCATTAAGGTCATAAGGAGTTATCTGGTATACATAATAATTTTGCTTATTGGCGTTTCTTGGCACTTCTGAAACACGCATGAATACTGACACTCATTAATACATAACACCAATTAGATGTGTTATACCACCAATGAATCCCCAATAAATGTAACTATTTTAGAATTTTTCTCAACCGATTCATTGTAATGTTTCTCTGTAATGTTATCATTTTCATTCTCAATGTTATCATACAATTCTGAAAATTTGTCCATTTCATTTACCATATATGACGGCATAACCTTAGTGTATAAATCCATAGTCATTTGTAATGTAGCGTGTCCTAAATAACTTTGAACTGTCTTCGGTTGAATTCCCGCTTCAAAGCAACGAGTAGCAAAAGTGTGTCTAAAACAATGTGGTGAAAATGTCTCCATTTCATCTAATGTGTCTCTTGTAAGATTAATCTCGTCCACAATCTTTTTTATTGAATCACATACTGTCTGTGAATTCAAAGGTGTATTAAATTTAGTTGTAAACAAGAATTCCTTAAACTCATCTCTTGGAGTTTTGCTTTTAGGTGCTTTTGATGTTATTACCATCTTCTGCACATATTGTCTTTTTAATGCCATTTCACATTGTTTATTGATTGGTATACTTCTTTTGCTAGTTTTTGTCTTAGGCTGCTCAATATGAAACTCTTTCTGAATATCATCATCATACTTCTGATACACTAAAGTTCTTTTGACATTAATAACCTTTTTATTCCAATCAATATCTGACCATTTAAGTCCTGCAAGTTCCCCAATTCTCATTCCTGTTGTTACTGCTACAACATAAAGATTATCGTAGAAAGTTCCTTTGCAACAATCAAAAAATATAGATTGTTCCTCTACTGACAAAACCTTAATATCCTTTTCTTCATCTCTTTTTACAGAAATACCTTTTACTGGATTCTTACATAAATACTCGTTTACAATTGCCTTATTAAGTATATCTAATAAGATAATTCTCACCTTATTTTTTGTTTCAAATCCATATCCTTTATTATCAAGCTCTTTCAATCTTTTCTTAATATCAATCTGCTTAATATCCTTTAGATACTTATTTCCCAAATAAGGTGAAATATGTTTCTTGTATATCTGATTATAATGTCTCTTAGTGTCTGGTCTTATCACATCATACTTACAAACATTCATCCACTGGATATACCAGTCATCTAATTTTATGTTCTCTCGAATGTTAATTTCTTTTTCATTCTCATAAAAAGATTCATTATATCTTTTCTTAACATCCTTGAGATCGTAACCTGAAAATGATATTCGCTTACCAAATCTATTAGTAAATCGTGCTTCATATCGACCATTTTTTCTTTGGACAATTCCCTGTCCAAGTTCTTTACCCTTCAAGTCTTTACCCATATAGCCTCCTGTGCATACAAATAAAGACTTTCACTGATACTATTAATCGTATCATATGAAAGTCTTTCCATCAATCAAATATAATGTTTACTTTCTATAAATTTCTCAAACTCATGTCTCTTAACAAGGTGCTTGTTTCCCACCATAAATAAAAATGGACATGCTTTTTCCTTCAATAAATTTCTTATATTTTTCTCACCGATTCCAGAATACTTTGCTGCCTCTTCAACTGTAAGATTCAGCTTCAACCAAAATGGTATCTCTGTCTTAGTTTCTGATATATTAATAATTACTCTTCCTTTCTGTCATCAATGCTAACCACATTGTTTTCTTTCTCTTCACGATCTTTAACCATTGATTTAACAATACCATTAACATCAATACTTCCAGCATTAATAGTAGCTTTTTCTATTACTGGCAATACATTAACCAGTTTATCTAATGTCTCCTTATCAATGGCATCTATATTTGCAAATGAATTTACAGCATTTGTTACTGATTCCATGAACTCATCTAATCTATCTGGCTTTAATACAAGTTCTCTTACCACCTGTAACAGCTCCGATATCTCATCTGAATATCCATTATAACTATGTTTTCTATAATCAATTGCTTCATCACAAGCATGTTCCAGCTCATTATATTCATCTCTTGGAATACTCTTAGCAATATCATTAAGCAACTCTGTATTGTCTTTCATAAATATCTCAAGTTTATCTAAGCTGAACTCATCGCCTTCAAATATATTAATATCTGTATAATACTTAACAAGACAGTAATTAAAGATAGGCTTTCTTAATACTGTGGCATACCCTACTGTTGGCGATACTACCATTCCTGCAACTTCCATGATAAAACCTGTCTTCTGACTAAGTGATAATTCACTTTCAACCTTACACTCTAACTTTTCACCGTTCATATTATAAAATGATTTTCCCATTATTCCTTGTTTCCTCCATTGACTTTTTTATTAATCCTGATATCTTCTTATCAGTTGTATTCTTCTTAATATTCAAATAATTGTTATTATATTTTTCCTTACTCTCAGCGTCAGCCTTTGTTTTAATATCTTCAATAACAGGATTCTTGTAAAAGACAAAACATCTCTTGTTATACTTATCAACACCTGTTCTTTTAAGCATGTATCCATAGCCTACTTCTATGATCTGCTTTACGGCTTTAATATTTCGAGTAATTATAGTCTCCTTCTTAGGTTGATTGATATAATCATCAAAATCATTCCAACAATCATCAACGCTTCTGTCACATTTCATATCATGTTCTGCCAGAAACTTTTCATATACAGAAGTGACCTTATTACTCTTCTTGAATTTATATATAGGATATTCATGGCTGGAAACACTGATAAGATTCTTTATCTGTCCAGCCTTTATAATTTCTTCAAATAATTTTACTGATTCAAACTCTAATACTTCCATTTAATCCTTTCTAATCTGAAAATATACTCTGATATAATGTATGTGTCTTCTTTAAAGCTTCCAAATTATTTTCAAGTTCTTTTTTTATTTCCTGTGTTTCTGCTATTAATGCCTTGAATTTAGCTTCTTCTTGTCTGACATTCTTTATTGTACGATTCAATACATTATTAGGCATATTTGCAAATCTCTTAGATTCTTCTACTTGCAGTTTCATTTCCTGATTTTCTGCTCTCAAATCCTCATTCTGTTTTTCAAGTAATTCAATTCTTTGTGTTAATATCAAAATCTGTTTATCTTTATTCATTCTTTTATTCCTTTCCATCAAAATAAGACGCACTCCATTACAGAATGCGTCTTTATAATCTTGTTTAATATTTATTTGTTAATACAACAAAAGAGCAGGAGTTAGTCCTGCTCTTCGTTACCACTCTACTTAACTGTTAGCAATAATTAATTGCCCCATTCCTTGTCTTTTAAAATCTTCATAGCATTAATCCTCCTTAAACTGCCAGTTGATTTTTATAATTGAACCAATTTTGGGTTTTGTTATATTACATGTATATTTATGGTATATGGTATTATATTCATGTTTTAATTTAGGGTGAGTTACACTTTCTTGTTGATCAATATGTTTTAATATACATTTAGGCTCTCTTTCGAGAAGTATATCACTTTCAAATGAAATTGTATAGTAAAAATTTCGAATTGGATTATTTATCCTAATACTTGTACTGTTTCCTGACTCCAAATCATTTAACAACTGTTCATCATTTATAGCATTTATATCTAATTTACCATCTTTTATAGGATACATTCCAGGTATGCTCATAACATAAATGACTTTATATTTTCTATTCGGGCAAATTCTACTATAGTTAAATCTAAAAACCCATCTAAAAACTTTATCATTATTCTTTAAACTAATATTTTCTTTGTCATCTTCGTCATCTTCGTCAGTCCAATATTTTTCTTTAACAGAAGATATAATATTATCATCTGAACAATACCAAAATCCGTATTTACTAAATCTATCTTGAATCTTTGTTTTTCTCATTTCTATTAAAGTAGGAAATGATGCGTCTTTTTTACCATCAGAAATATCCAATCCTCTTTTTAAAAAAGTTTTTTCTTGTCTGTTAAAAACCATATCAAATTCATTAATAATTACACCTGTTCCATCATTGTAGATAGTAACATGTTTATGATAATTTTCAAAGTAATGAGTTATTTTCTTATTTTTAAACGAATGATGAGAATATATAAAATATCCGACATCTATACCATTCTTCATAATTGTTATCAAACTCTGTATGTATGATAGTATTGCCATTTGGACTTCCCCAATCATCTAAATATAATATAATATTATATTATATACCAATATTTGACATATATCTACAAGAACATTTGTTTAAATAACGCTATTAATCATCATAACATATCCATAACAAGACGCATCAGCCGTAACCAATGCGTCCATAATATTATTTCATGTATCTACGAGTAGATAATGAATTTCTACCTAAAAGCTGATTAGAATTAATCTCTCCAAGGATTTTCTGTATCTTTGAGTTTCCTGCCAGTGCATTACCAAGCTGTCGTGTAAAGTCTTCTGGATTATCTGTAACAACCTTATCAACATTAACATTAATGCCACCAATATCAACTGATTTGTTTGTTGAAACTGGGGTAATATCAGGCAACTTAGCACCTAAGTTATCCATATACATGTTTGGTGTAGTGATACCCTTAGAAAGATTCCAAAGTTTTTCAACTTGGTCTTTGTTAAATACTGTATCACCTGAATCAAACTGACGAAGTACTCCATATTTAGTAACAAGTACCTCTGAGCCTGGATTATCTTCACCATAAATATGAAGCCCTTTTGTTGCTGATTTAGTACCTTTACGATATCCTCCGATACCTCTTGATTTCATCCATTCGAGCATTGCGACATTATCATCATAACTACCCGTGTAGTCATTACCGAGTCCCATTTGTTCAAAATACATAGCTCTAGCACCAAAGGAAGAATCATAATCAAGACTTTTCAACCTGTCTACTATACTAGTATTTACATTCAATTGATCTTTTGGGAAATAGTCAGGAGAGTATATCCAATCAACGCCATCTCCACCACTAGAAGAATCACTATCTCCACCGCCAATATCATCCCAATCATAATCAGGTTCACTGTAATCATCTGATGAGGATGAGTTAGATTCAGCAGCTTCTTGTTGTCTTCTCTGTTCTTCTAACTCAGCTTGTCTTTGTGCAGCTTCTTCATTAGCAAGACTAAGCATTTCCTGAACTTTGCTCTCAATACCACTAACAACATTATTAAGTGTTGTCATTGTATTATCAAATTTTGTTCCGAAATCATTAAATACAGAAGTAATATTATTATTAATATTATTTGTATTTGTCTCCCAAATACTCTTCATACCATCGCTAAGATTTATACCAAATTCATTAGCAGTATTAGTGATAGTATCTTTAATTTCTCCGCTATGAGTATTACTATCATCAATAATCTGCTGAATAAGACCATCGAGGTTATCTAAACGAGTATTTATCCATTCTTCAGCTTGACTTGCTAAGTCATCGAGCATCTTAGTCTGATCTTCAATGTACTGTTCATACTCTGTTTCTTCTAACTGGTCTTGTGCATCTTTAAGCTCTGAACTTATAGACTGTTTTTGAGATTGACCACTTTCAGAATTATCGCCCTGTAAAGCCAATAATCGTTTCTGTAACTGAGCAATAGTAGCAGTTTGTTCAGCAACTGTTCGTTGATAATCATGCAGTGACTTCTCGGCAGATAGACTCTCTTTTTGTTTGTCAATAACTTTTTGTAAAGCGTTCAATAAATCATTATATCCATCGTTGACCAGATCCTTAATGGCATCTTTTTCAGAAATACTTGATTTGATAGCTTCTTGCTGTTTATCAATAAGGTCTTGTTTTCTATCCAATAATTCCTTATCATAAGGATTGTTAACAAGTTCCTCATCAATTTTAAGAATTTCATCTTTATATTTTTGAGCCTGATTTAGATATAATTGATACTTCTGAACAAGTAACGCCTGTGCAGCTTTACCTTCAGCAGTAGTATTGCCATTGTCGTCAGTAATACCTTTATCTTTTAATAATTCAACAAGAAATTCAGTTTCACTAATAAGATTCTCTACATCATCTCTTGTTCTATCAAATGCACCCCACTTAATCTGTCTGATAGCGTTATCATACTCAATAAGAGCCTTCTCAGCATCAAGAATAGAAGATGTAACAGAGTCAATAGAAGATTGCATATCATACCAATCCTCACTATATTTTTCGATTTTACCAGAACTAACAGCGGAATTTAAGGCATTCATTAAAGCATTTCTTTCTTGTTTAAGCCTGTCAAGATTATCCTGTTCGACTTTTTTTAAGCTTTCATTGATAGAAGTAGAAGAGAACCAACCCTTAGTAGTAATAATATCCATTTCCTTCTGAAGTTGGTCTGAATAATCTTTGAAATATGAGATCTTCTTTTCGAATTCAGAAGCTACATTATCGAACCTACTCTTAGCAAGCCCTTTTAACTCAATATTAAGTTCCTGAACAGCAGTTTTAGCGTCCTGTGCTTTATCATAGAAATCCTGACAATCAGAAATTGCATCCTTCAAGTCATCATCATAAATAACATCAATGCTTATAGAACCATCTGCAATCTGATTCTTATAATAATCATCAAGACCATAAGAATTAAATGCGTTCATGTAATACTCATAAGCATCTGACTGTGCATTTATCTCATCTGCAAGTGTACTCATAGAATCTGACAATGCGTTATTACGATTGAGCCATGTAGTTGTTGTATCTGATACAACATTCTTTAGACGTGAATATGCTGTAGAAATCTTATTGATTAAGCGTTCAATCCAGTTGAGTTTTGTGGCTGTTTGAGAAGATGATGAATCGTTGGAAGATGATGAATTGTCACCTGAAAAACCTTGCCATGACAAATCAATACCATTAAAAGCAGACTCAAATGATATATTCTGTAAAGCATTGTAATCATCAACCATTTTCTGCATTTCAGCAATGGCATTTGTCTCTTCATCTGCACCATTATCATACAAATATAAACCTAAATCCATATCATCATCCATAGAAGTAGCTTTTGAAGTTAATGACATTAACCCTGTTGCTGTATCTATTGTAGTCTGATAGAATTTACCCCACATACCAGAAAGATATTTAATAAGCTGATCATCAATCTTCTGTTTAGCCTGTGCGAGATTTTTATAGTTACTGAAATCTTCGCCATACGCTTCAGATAAGCCTGCAAAGAAATCATTATTTGTGTTTACAAGGTTAGAATAGAATGTACCATCATACTTAGACTTCTCAACAAGTGAGTAAATATAGGCATTTTTATCATTCTCATACACGCCCTGTAACTGGTCAAATAACTCTTCCTGCGAAATAATACCAAGCATATACTGACCTAAAGCGTCTTTTGCTTCTGGATACTGCTTGATAATTTTCTGCATTGAATCGACACCGATACGACCTGTTTCAGACATTTCTTTCTGAATAGAAGATAACAAATCTGCTTCTGACTGAAGGTCTGCTAAAGTTGCTGTCTTAGTCTTATCATCTGATTCCTCAAGAAGAGAAGTTGGATCAAATGTTTCTACTGGCTGTTCAATAGGATTCTGTTCAGCTTCTGCCTGAACTTTTTCCATAGCTTTCTTATATTCAGGAATATACTGTTGGAATATTTCAAGCCAGGATTGCATATTTGCATAAGCTGTAGCATCATATGCATCTGTACCCTCTGCCTTTTTCATCTTCTCCATTTCAGAAGTAAGCTGATTATATAAAGTCTCTTTGTTCTTATCAAAATCCTTTGTCAATAAGTCAAGAGTATACTGAGCATTTTCAACTGACTGCTCTGCTAAAGCCTTCTGGTCTTCATCTGTGGCATTATTTAACTCTTTTACTGCGTCATTATATGCATCTGTAGCAAGTTTAATCTTTGCTAACTGTGCAACGGCTGTATCCTTATCATTACCGCTTGTAGCCATGTTCCAGCTTACACCGTTGGCAGTTCCGTCACCATTAAAATTCTTTGAAACAGATGATATAACATCTGAAGCATTAGAACCAACATCAAATCCATTACCAAACTGTTTATTAAATGCTTTCTCTGAATCTCTAGCCTGAGTTTTTACCTCTTCATTATTAGCTTCCTTGAGTTTTTCAATCTTCTCATCTAATAAAGCATTCTGATATTTAAGATTCTCAATTTCTGCTTCCTGTGCTTCTGTTATAGTACCATCTTCCTGAAGCTTCTGTAATTCTTCAATTTTCTGCTTATTTTCTTCAATAGTGGAATTATATTCAGATATGGAATCAGAATTCTTAGATATGTTTTCTTCTGATTTTTCAATAGACTTGTTGTATTTGTTGACTGCTGTTGTACCATCAGCCCAGTCCTGAACTGCATTTACAAGTTTATACGCACCATACATAGTTCCTAGTGCTGCTGTAATCGCTAATAAATACGGATGTGCTAACGCAAGATTTTTGAGTGATGTTCCAAGACCTGTAATAGAAGTTGTAAGTTTCTTTGTTGTGTCAACCGCACTACCTTCTTTTGCAACGACATTTGATACTCCATCTGATAATACATCTGCTGCCTCACCAACTTTTAAAAATCCATCTTCTACTTTCAGTGAACCACTAACGGCACTTTCAAAGAATATCTTCATAAGATTGGATGTTGTAACAAAATTGTCCTTCTTACCCTTCACCAAGTTAAATATATCTATACCCTTAGTGATTGTTTTGTATGTGATAAATAGTTTTATCAGCTTCGCAACACCATCATTTCCCGTAATGTCTTTTAATGACTTTGATAAATCCTTAAAGCCTTCCGCTAAAACACCTATACTTGAACCTACAATAGTGTCCTGTTCAATGATGTTCTCAAATACTTTTAATAAATCTGTTGCACCTGATAATACATCTTTTATCCAGTCAGAATTTATTACCTTCTTTGATACAGATTGAAATTCGTTCTTAAGCTCATTTCGTAAGCCCTCAACGCTCTGGCGATAAATTTCATTTTCGTTAGCTGCACTTCCAAGACTGTCCTTTGACTGCTCAATAGCTTTATCAACATCAGCTATCTGTTGCACTATTGCATTAAACACATTGACTTGTCTCTTTCCTGATGCAAGTTCAGCATAATACTGCTTCTGTTCGCTTGTAAGTTGTGGATATATCTTAGCATAGTCACTCAAGATATCATATGTACTTCTTAAGTCACCATTAGAATCTTCAATAGCAACTCCGATTTTTCCAAATGATTCACTTAACTCTGCTGATAACCCGTCAATTTCATCTCCGTCCTCATCTATTGCTCTAAGTCTTTGAGAAATAGTGATAAGACCTGTAGAAACCTTTTCCATGTTTCTTAACTGTGCATAACCACCAGTTAATAATCCGATTGTCTCATCAATGCTGTTACCAGCCTGATTCATTGTACCTGACACACGTTCAAGACCATCAGCCAAATTATCAAATCCGACTGGACTTTGGTTTGAAACACTGTTCATTTTATCTACAATGGTCATAATATCAGATTCATTGATATTAAAACCTTTTAATACCGCTATCAGGGTACTTGCTGCATCAGAGGTCTGTGTGATTCCATCCGCAACATTAGTCATAAGAAGTGCCGACTTACCCATATCCAAGCTGTCTTCAAGACTATAGCCAGCTCTTTTAAACTCTGTGGCAGCTTCTATCATATCAGAACCTGTACGACCAACCTCATCTGCTGCATCAAATGCCCTATCTGAAAACTCTAACAATTTATCAGATGTAAGGTCTGCTACCTTGTTGAACTCTGTAAGTTTCTTATCAAGGTCTGCTACCGCATTAACCATTGATTTAAAACCACTTATAACCTGGTCAATAACTTTGTAAGCCAACTGATATCTAAGAATATTTTCAAAAGCGTCTTTAATACCACTCTTCAACCCATTAAAGAATCCTGTGTACAAACTTCCAGAAGACTTTACTTGCAATGCTATATTACTGAACTGTCGCTGTAGCTTTGAGAAATCAGCCTTGTTATTACAATTCTGTAAATCAGATATAATCTGTTTTAACTCAGAATCATACTGTGCCGCTGCCTGTCTATTCTGCCCCATCCATATAACAATCTTATTAGTGAGTGCAGAAGCCCCTTGCATTGTTGAAGTATCAGCACTAAGATTTCTCTGCTCCTGGACAGTTACCTGATACTGTTTCTGTAATTTTTTTAAAGATGTGACAATCTCATTATACTTAGCAATCTTTTCCTGCGGATCACTTATTGTATTAATAGATTCCATAGAAGATTTTAATTCTTCAATCTGCGTTTTAACATTATCTGGTACTTTAATAGAATTGAACTTTGCTTCAATTAATGCTATATCCTGTGGTAATATTTCCAGATTGTTCTTCATTGCTTCTAATGAACTGGCATGTGTACCCTTAGAAATTTCAGCATTAAATGTCTGATACTCCGTTCTTGCTAAACGAAAATATGTTTCTAACTGTTTAATATCATCTACTGTGGATGCTTTGATAGATAAATCATTGAATTTATTCTGATTATCAGAATTAAGAGATATACCGGCTTTTTCTGCCTGAGTATTAAGAAGCTTCATCTTAGCAATCAGTTCTTCCTTCTTACGGATTACCTGATTATCTGATTCTGTCTGTCTATGATTAGCCTTTGTTGTGGCTTCAATATTTTGAGATAATGTCTTTTGTCCTTCTGACCATTTGACAATGTTATGTTCCATGCCGTTTGCATCATACCACTTACCTACTGATTTTAACTTTAATGTAGCATTTGTCACCTCATTAAGCTCATTACGATAAGTAAGTAATGCCTTTGTAGCCTGTCCATTATCATCACATTAATCTTGTACTTGACTAATTGTCCTTTATTATTTGTGATGTCTGCAAACAATTTTATTAATCTCTGCTTTAACTGCATTAGCATCAGACAAGTCAAATTGAAATGGAACTTTTACATTAAGTCCTGTCGTATTAATTCCTGATTTTAACTGCTGATTAATAATATTCTGTTGCTGTTTTATAGAGGAAGTATCTAATTTGACTGTCCCCACATTGATTTGTAAATTTTTAGATATGCTATCCAACTGCTGTTGAATAAACATTTGAGATTTGCTTGAATCAAGCCCTACTGCAACACGTGCAGCATTTGTATCAGACAAGTTCTTTAGCACCTGTCTCAACTGCTTGGACATAAGTTTTTGTGTTGCATTCATGTCTAATCCAAGCGTAACTAAATTGTTAGCCATTAATTATAAGCCTCCTTAATAATTGATTTTAATATCAATACCTAAAGGATTATTTTTATTGAATCTGGCTATTGCTTTTTCTATAAAGTGACCACCTTCTCGATATCCAAAATTTGCAATATCTTTATGCCAGCCACTTTTCACCTTGTATCCTTCATTCATAAGTTCAATTGAGTTTATTACATTATCACTCCACAACGATTTGTGAAATGCATCATCAGAATATACTATGTCAATTACAAGCTGATTCTTTGATGGATAAACCTTTACAACATCATCAACACTTATTGAATCTCTCATATTATATGTTCTGTTATATATTGTCGGTGTATATGAGAAATACCATGCGTCAATTTCTTCTTGAAGGATTTTAAGAAATCTGTCTGCTTCGGCTTTAAGTTGTTTTTCTATAGTATTACCAGTCGGCAAGACAAGCTTTCTTAAATCAAAACCTAATGTATTATTCATAAGCTCCTTTCCTCCAATTTAAACAATTCTAGGTATTAACATTATTTGTGAGACCTATCATCGCAAAAATCTTCAATTAATTTTATCTGATCTTCATTTAATTCATAATTATCAGACAGCCATCTTGACATTTGAGATGGATAGATTCCAACTAATGAGGCGAGATATGATTTCTTAATGCCATGCTGCTTAAGATGTTCTTCGACTTTTTGTTGTAATTCCATTTCAATGTCCTTTCTTAATGATAAAATCTATGGTAAAAAGAGATAACTTCTGCCATAGAATAGGCAGTTATCAAAATAATTTTCAAAATTATTTGTTCTCTTCCCCTATATAAAATTTGTAAAAATAAAAATGGAATGTGAAATTTGCTATAAAAATAAGGCAAAAATCACATTCCGACACTCAATTTGAAAACTTTAAATTCTCAAATATGATTCAGGCAGCAGGCTCTTTCTTGTCCTTATCCTGCTTTCCTTCATTCAATTTTTTCAAGCTATCACTACATTTTTGACTGCATGTCTTGGTGTTCCCGACTTTTATAAAATGTCTTCCACATATCACACATTCACACAACTTCTTTCTTCCATTGCTTTCAAATGCTTCTAAGTAAACAAGCGGATTATATATATCCTGAACCTCAAACAACACATTATTATCATCTGATATGTCCATATTCAGAACAAATCTTTGCTTCTGCTTATCATCTTCTATATGAATACTGCCAGACTTATTGAACCTTTTGAAACTGCTATCAAATGAAGCTGCCCCAACCATTTTCATAATTGTATTCATATTATAATATATCGAAGTTCTTTTCTTCTTACCATTCGGCTTGATTTCAGTTTTATGCTTATACTTTGTAATAAAAAATGAGTCTCCTTTTAATCTGTCAGTCTGTTTAGCATATTTATAATGACACAACAGGGTAAACAATAATTCTCTGTCGTTCTGATAATATGTGCCATTCTTCTTTTTCTGAAGAACTGCGTCCATGAAAGTCATATCTGCCTGTGTTATATTAACGCTCTTTCTGCTCAATTTATTCTCAAATATATTATCTAAGGTATCATCACCCTCAACAGCTTTTTTATAGCACATTCTAGCTCTTTCCTTTATAACAATACCTGTCTTCTGATTCTGATTAAGGTTATCAACAATAACATGTCCAAAACATTTCCACAGCATATCTTTAGTAGAAGTCTTAAACTCATTTTTATTATATTCCATATCAATAAGTGAATTAACTGCAAGATTAATGTTAAACTCACCATTTTTAGTGAAGATATCCCTAATCTCTCTAATACAATGATAATGAAATACTTCAAACTTAGCTGTAATATCTCGGCTATCAGTGTTTCTTCTGTCCATCTCTTTTTTGATATCTTGACATAACTTCTGCTTTGCTTTCTTCCTGTTGTTCCAGACAGCATACGCCTTTATATATTCATCACTGTATCTGTCAGGTTCGTATAGTGGCTGCTTAACACCGTTATCATCTAACACATAAGAATTGTTCATAAGCCTCTTATAATCAAACTTATTTTTCTTATTATCTTCATCAGTACCAACATCATACAAAAAATGCTTTCTTCCTACTTCTTTATCAATGTACTGAGGGATTCTATCCATAGGACTATTAGTATAGCCCTCAAGACTTGACGATTTCTTACCCTTGGCAAATTTGAAGAACTGCGGATACTTTATCTTCGATGGTTCAAACATATTCTTTGGATCAGGAATAAGTTCCTTATATAATTGCTCATATTCACCTATTAAAAGATTCTTTCCCGTCTTTGGGAAGTCTATTGCATAGTTGGACATTGCACATATAACATTAATAGCATCATCACATTTTAATGGATTATCTTCTAAATCTGGTCTGTTCCATAATTTAGTAATAGCATTGCTTGATAAACCAATAATATTATTTTTGAATCCATCAACAAGAGTTTTGTATATAGATTCATTGTCTATCTGCTGTGCCTTCGCTTTCTGCATATCATAATATAAAGGTACATCAGGTAAGCCCTCTGTGGCTTTTAATACAGCCTTATCAGCTATAACAAGAATATGGTCTCCATCCCAGTCACACATAAGAAAAAGTGAAATCATATCATGGCAACTTACAACTGTATCACTTTCCATATACTTGAACCATTTCTTACATTCATCTGAAACTATCAGTTTTCTTCTAGGGCATTCATATCTTGACAGGTGTGGACTTCTAAGACATAACACTTCTTCCACATCCCCCTGCTCACCATAATATTTATTATATACATGATTCTCAGGTACTAAGCCTTGCGGATTGACATTACCCATAAAGAGATATTCGCAAAAAGCGTACATGTCAGGTGCTACATAACTGTAATATCCTCTAACTGGAATCTTCCCACCCTTATATGAATTCTTTCTTGCATTATATAAGCTATGTATCTTGCTCATAATATATTTGTCCTGTATAAGTGGTGGGTAGATATCCAATGCCTTTGCTATATAATAATTCGCATTTTCAACCTTTTCTCCATCTGCTGCCAGTACAGTAAAATTATTATCACCAATAATTTCCTCATTTAATATATCGTCAATTGTAAGACCTAATTCTTTCTTCACATATTCAATGTCTGTTTTTAACTTGTATAAATCTTCTACTGCTGGCTGGCATAACTCTGTAATATCTGTATTATATGGGAGTGTCTGTAAGAACTGATATGAGAAAGTAACCTCTTCCTTCGGAGGTTCAGCATAAGCATTAATAGATAATCTTAGATTATTTTCTTTGAATTTTTTCTTGTATTCTTCCCAAGAACTGTACTGCTTCCACATTTTTAACTGACTTGTTGTAATGATGTATCTTACATCTTCCTTTTCTACATCGTGCGGAGTCCCCCACGGATCAACCAGAATACTATTATGAGATATCTCATGAGCAAACAGTCTGAAGTCAAATGGGAACATAGCACCTTTGATATAACCACCTCTTATCTGACAGCTTGAAGGTAATTCCCCTGGAATAAACATTCCTGCTCCGTCTGTATGTTCAATAGAAATTCTCTTGGTCTGATATTCTTTTGGTGTATCATTCACATAGCATTGTCCGTTATCATCCGTCTTTATATCAATGTATTTAACCTTACCATTAACAACAGTTTTAAGACCATCAACAACAATACACTTATCAATATCAATGTTCTTAGGCGGTAGTTTACTTGATGATAATAATAACGCATTATATGATAAATACTTACCAACATTCATTCCTTTATTATCATTACCCTTATCAGCATTTATTCCATCAACTGTAAGTCCTGCCATTAAGAATGATTTATGTGCTTCATAAAATTCTTCCTTTATAAGAGTAACCTTACAATTTCTCACCTGACCTGTAGTTGCTGTGAATAATTTATATTTCTTACCACCTATAATGATTCCCTTATATATAATCTGCCATAACATTTCATTATGATTGATTACCATATAGATAATCTCGTCCAGAAGCTGATAATCGCACTTCTTATACCCTCTATCAGCTAATGCAAGCCTGACAATATCATTCTCAAATATCGCAATCTCATTTCTTTCATTCAAATACTTGTCTGATACTGTCCTGACAGATTCATTGTTATGAATAACCTCTAATAATTCTGTATTCTTTTTCTTCTTATCATTATAGATAGCATTCTCGTCATCTGTGAATGTCTTAAATGTATTTAATTGATAAATCCTTACTCTTCCTAGTTTAAGCTTTGTATAATTGTGTTCTATAATTAACACCAACCTTTCTGTATATTCTTTTTATAGTATTCTCTGATTTAAGAATGAAATACCATCTAAAAAACTAATGTTTGATAATAATTTTATTGATAATTCTTGTTATGGCTGACTTATCTTCTCTTTTTTCGTACATATCGACTTTTTTTAATTTGAAATTTTTTTTCAATATCATTTAAAACCACACTAATATAACTTATCCAATTATCTCTTTTATAATTAAAAATTTTTTCACAAATATTACATATTATATAAATTAAAATTACTGCTGCTATTAATGATATAGATATCCACACTATAAGAATTCCTATGACAATTTTACTATTTCCCGTTGTTAGCTCTTTATAAATAGAATATACATTATAAGATGCCCCCATTATCACCGAAAAAACAGAAAAGAACAATGAATAATGAGTTATATTTTTTTCTTCATAATTCTTATGTTTTTCTATCTCAGCTCTCAATTGTAATATTTTGTCATAATCATTCCCAATATACTCTTCTAATTTATCTCTGACTTTTTTAATATCACATTTACTATTTTTTCTTTCAAGTTCATCACAAATTTCAATTAATTTATCCATATTAACCCTCCATATTTTATAATATATTTCAAATATATATTATCTCAAATATATTCCAGTGTTCTCACATCACAATTACCTTCCTATATAAGGCTTAAATCGCTTCTGACAGACTAAACAGACGCTTTTATCTGCCAGATACACAATTTACTATCTAAAATAATATCACCCGAATTTGATACCATTTTCTTTAATTTAAGCCCATATATATAAGTATTAATTGCTTTAAGGAAATGCTGATTTCATGGGAAGTTTTTCAGCTATTTACGCCCTATTTGTGGACTTTTCTTTTTCTTATTTTTCCTATTTTCATTCTCCCAATTTCTAACTGCAAATTTTGCCATTTCAGGATTATCAAATATATATTTTATAGGACGAATATATGGTTGTGTATCCTTTTTCCCCTTAACTAATACTTTATTAGTGTCTAAATTTATTTTTATAAGAATGACTTTACATGCACCCGAATAGTTACATGTATAATATGTCCTTCCTATAATTAATTTTTCTTTGTCTACTGGAATCGGTTTTATATATCCCATTATCGTAATCTCCTTTTCATATCTGATTTTATTTGCAGACGTTCGCAAGAACGGATGCAAGGGCATGAGCTTCGTAGGAAGCGAAATGACCAACTGTCTGTGACATAATATATTAGTGGGAACATCCCACACCCTGTTAGTCTGCCATCTTATCTTGCGAAACAAGTTCGCAATCTAATCTGTCAGCCTTTTTCGTTGATGTGTCCTGCCACATTGCTTACGCAATATGTCAGTCCAATCAAGCGAAAATCATCTCTTTTTAAAAAGTTGGCACTTTATAATGCCATATAAAGGAATTGTTTATATATCCCGTTTTAAAGTGCCAACTTTTTATAATCACTGATCAAATACAAATAATTCATCAATATCCGAATTACTTTCCAAAAATTCTTCCATTGAAAATGTTCTATCCTTATGACCTATCCTTATTAGTTCATCAGTCAAAATACTTTGTGCATCTAAATATGTATCTGGTGGATTCCACATTTTCTTTTTATGTGTTTCAATTCTTGGGTTATCTCCCCAATATTCATCAATCAGATTTTTCATCTGCTGTTGATATTCTGCTTTATTTTTTTCATACAGGTCTTTTGCATTTGAATTTAGATAATCAACTACCTTCTTATTCAATAATTCCTTCTGTAGTTTCATTTCCAATTCTGGTAACGCTTCTTTAACTCCATCAAATGTATAAATCACTTTTATCTGTTTAAAGTAGTGATTCCATCCATACTGCTGATACAATAAATCATTTACTTGTTGATAAAAATCTGCTTGTTGGAATCTAATAAAGACTTGGAACATTTTTTCATATCCCATAATGTTATGTAAGACATGTCTTTCGACTTCAAGAATCTGCTTTTTCTGAAGATCAGTAGCTTCAAAATACTGTTCTTTACCTCTTTTATCCTTTGTGACAATGACTGTCTGAATTTCATAAGTAATTAGTTTTCTATTCTTCAAGCTGTTCAATGCAGAAAAAAGAATCTGTTCTAATTTCTTGTTACATCTTTGATAAAAATGTCTAACTTCCCATGATGTAATTCTATAATCAAGATTTTTTAATTTATTTTCTGGTGTTCTTCCATATTTATGACTTGCCATACCTAGCATTTCCCACCAATTACGTTTCGTAAATGTTCTTGTATAACCTTCTTGTTTTGATAGGTACTGTAATAAAATTACTTCTATACACTGCACATAAATTGAATTATTACCCAATTTACGCTTATCTTCTTTGGTTAGTGGGGCATCATATATATCTGAAATAATAAATTTTTGTCCTGACTTTTCCCATTCAAAGTATCGTGCAAATTCTTCTAATTGATATTTCTTTGATTTACCGCTTTTAACTTCCTGACCTAACAATTCACATAGCAATTTATAATTTTTAACAGTCATACCAATTTCAAGTTTTGATATATCAATACTATCTACAGTATTTTGTGGCAGCAATAAGTTATCATCTTCTTCATATCCTTGTAGAAAATCCTTTTTCAATTCTTCAAGAGATTTAACCCACACATTCTTTAATTGTTCCTTATTCTGAAATTTTTTGTTTTGGTTTAAAATATCAGCAATATTTATAGCAATAATCCTGTCAAGCAAAGGATCTATATTACACACATACTGTCTCAAAACATTTTCTTCTATATCCTCATTCTTATATTTATCAGCATTTAAGATAATTTCTTTTGCATATGTAACTACTCTACTTGTATCTTTCTTTACTTCATCAGGTGTTGGTAATTTTGTTATTCTTTCTGCTTCTTCTGGTATAACAGATATGTACTCTCTCCCATTCGACACATAAAAAAATCTCTCCAATACCTTTGCTGTCTGATTTTTATTGCATGGATTTATATAATCCATATAGTTTATTCTTTCTTCTGTATTAACGCTAATAATACATCCCTCCGTTTCTAATCAGTTATAGGCATAATGCCATTTCTGACACTATGCCTGTCTATCCGTACTCTTCAATTTACCAGTATCATCACTGGCACTATTTAATCATTTATAAGGAAGATGCTGCCATGTACCATTTACATCAATGGTTAGCTTGCTACTTTCACCGCAAACATATCTCTGTGATACTATATTCTCCACTCAGAGAAAGTTTTTACTGATTTGACGATTCAGATACAACTTTAACATTTACCGCCTGTGTCCTTCCGTCTTTATCCTCTCCAATCTCAAATTCAACAACATCATTCTGATTTAAGGATTTGCTACCCTCCATCTGAATACTTGAATAATGTACGAATACATCATTTCCTGATTCGTCCGTGATAAATCCCCAACCTTTTGTTCCATCAAAAAATTTTACTGTACCTTTCATTTCTTAAATTTCTCCGCATTTTATAAATTTTCTTTAATTGGATTGATAGCACACTTTTCTGCAAAGCTATCAATTAGCTTGTCAAAACAATCAGGACAAATATCCAAGTCAAGCATACTTCCATCATGCTTACTGCCATAACCTACACGATCATGAATACTAATAGGCATTTGATTTTCAAATACCTGTTCTACCGTCTTTCCACATACATTACATCTGGTTAATCCTTTTGCCATATCATCTGCGTCCTTTCTTTGTATATAAAACATCTTATAATTTCTCAATTCCTTTCAAATGAACAGAATTGAGAAATACATAAGTTTCCATTTTAATCTAACGATGTCAAAGCTTTATGATATGATTCAACAATATCCCCTATATCAGAACTAGTACTTTTTATCTCATCCAATATGCGTGATACATCTTTATCATAATCTTTGAATATCTTCATGATTTCAACAATACTTCTACCTGATTCAAGCCATTTGTGGAACATTTCCATATCTATAGAATTAACAATCTCCCATATGTTAGGTTCATGTGTATCATCATATGTTCCAAGACCATTCACTGTATCATCATCAACTATATACTTAAATGTTCCTGATAAATTCACCTCTTGAATCATAGGATTACTTGAAAATGTTTCTACAAATTTATCTATAGATGAGCCTGATTCTTTGAACTTATCATACACAATGTTATAATATAATGCTGATACATAAACACCTGTACGATTAATGAACTCTCTTCTCGATATAAAATCATCATACACTAGTTCATCTGGCTTAAAATGCGAATCATATTCGCTGATTAAGCATGTTTTCTCGTTCTTTTTTACCTGAGATAAATTTGCTTCCTTACTCTTGTCAAAATTTTTTACTGTTCCTTCCATTGATTAAATCCTCCATTTATAATTATTTTTATATAATTCAAGGTGAATTAAGCTATTCTTGTAAGATTCTTTAACAGTCCACAAACTGACCTCTACTTATATGTTCTCTGTTTTTAAAATCTCAGATAGACATTTTCTCCATTTGTGAAAGTAATTGTATAATTACGCAATCCCATCTGAGGTACTAAATCCGCATCTGTTCTGCTAATCTTTTCAATATCCTCTTTCAAGATTACCATTCGTGATTTATCCACATAATGAGTGGTTGTTGGTACTGAAAATGCAGAAATCAACTCGTCTTTTTCTTCATCTGATAAATCAGACCATTTATCACTAATAATAGAAAGTATTTTCTCCATTGGAACATCACCATCAATCCCATACTTGTCTAATACTTCCCATGCTCTTTCATTCTCTGTTTCGTAATAATATTCATGGTCAAATGTTAATTTGACATTTTCATCTTCGCACTCTTCTATATTAAAGTGATCAAAAAACACTTCCCAATATGCCTTCCCAAAATTCTGTGCTCTAATACTAAACTTTGATTCTGCAAGGTCTAAATTCTTTAAATCTTTAATTAAGCCCTCCCATGTAATTTCACCTGAACCACTTCTGCTCTTTACAAACCTAACAAACTGTCTAATAGCACTCTGTGATTCAGATTTTTTATATCCTTCATCTGCTAACAGTTTTGTAATATCTTTTGTAATATCTTTTGTCATTGTCAGATTATCAAAATCACAAGATTTTTCTAATCTCTCACGATCAAAATTCTTTCTATTAAAGTAACCCATAATAATTCCATAATCCTTGTTCATAATAATTTCCTCCATTTATTTATGTTCTTTTACTTTGTCTGGCAGCCACTTTATTGAGCCGTCCTTATTTATAGGTATCCGCACCTTCTGCCCATTTTCATATTCAAAAACATGTGATAACTTACCATCATCATCCACTCTTAACCATTTCTTAATCATAAATACCTCTCAAATATCCGTCCTGATTAATGCTCCACTTTTACTAAATCTTCCTATTGTTATATCTCCGAATTCTGATAAATCAGGATCATTCATATTAACCACATAAGAAAATATGTAATTATTTTCTAAGTTCTGATTTTCCCACCCATCTTTATCATTGCTAACATATAGAAGTGACAACAACTTTCCATGTTGTGTAATCGTTTCAATAGCATGGTAGACTATACAGCCCGGATATTTTTCTTCAAACTGCTTTACTGCCTGTTCATAAGATTTGTCATATGATATTGTGTCGATACTTCCTATGCATCCATTTGCTGTAAGGTAACTGTAGTACACCTTACCTTCCTGAAAATATTTCAGAACTTTCTCATTAAGATTGAACCTATCAATAAGAATCTTAATTCTTTTAATGGCTTCTTCCCTGATTTCTGCTTCCGTTACTATCATATTGCTGTTCATTCCTTATAAATAATCTTATATATCTATCAGCAATTTATCATTGCTTAATATATTCTTCTCCGTTCTCGGATTTACTTTTACAAAAATTCATTTAAAATATCTAACCCTGACTGTTCCTTTTTCTTCTCAACTGGCTTTTCATCATCAAATGCACCCAAAAATCCAACTGAATCACCAAATAAGCTATCCTTTGACGCTTCCATGCCCTTCTTGATGATTTCCATATTGGTCTGTGCAGCTTCTTTTATCTGATTAAGTCTTGTTCTTGGTAAAGACAATCCACTCACCATACATACATTTGCTGTCGCATTAGTTCCTATATATGTATCAATAGGAGTACCTATTTCAGAATATAACTGGCTCATATCAACATGATTATCACATGTCATAATCCCTATATATCTAACAACCTTATCCTGCTCTATAGGTGCATATATGTTATTACTTGTAATAGAAGAAATAACTTTATCTGCATTATCCTTTCCCAGCTTTGATATAACAGCCATACCAGGAGTTGATAATAACTTATCTATTTCACTTCTATCCAAGCACCCATAATTACCGCCATTCTCATTAGCAAGAAATGCGCTTAAATGGGTATAGAAAATATCATTAATCTTCATCTTGTCATTGTGCTTTGAATTATCTAAGATAAAAACAGCCCCGATACCTTCAAGATGTTCTATTTCCTGAAAAAGTTCTACTGTATTCGCATATGATTGAAAATTCTCTGACTTATCAGGAAGTACTGTTACAATACAGATATTTATTCCAAGCTGTTTTGATAATATTTTTGATGTTGCTGCAAGCATTCCACTTCCAGTTCCACCGGCAGCAGACGCACATATAAATAATGTAGTTATTGATGGCATCTTTGCTCTTACTTCATCAATAAGCAATTCCAAATTATCCTTTAATAATGCCTTAGACATCTTCCTATTCTTATGGCATCCTGTTCCATTCCTGAAATGAAGTTTATTCTTTGCATTTCTTGTTGCTAAATCTTCTATAGAACTATTTGCAACAACACATGGGAATCCCTCTTCCTCAAATCGTTTTGTTAAATTACCGCCAGCCTGTCCAAGCGATAAAAATCCATACAGTGATAAATATTCTTTTTTATACATTGTGAGTTTCCTCCTTTTTAATAGGTAATAACGCAAGACCAGATTCTGTAATGAAATAGCTTTTAGCTTTACAAACTTTCACACCTTCATCAATATATCCAAGATTCTGCATTTCTTTAATTCTTTTGTGAATGGTACTGTATTTACTTGTCTTTTCAAATTGTGAAATTTCAGATATCGTTATACCATGCACCTTATCTGTAGCCTTCTTTGTGCGTAGAATACCAAGAATCGTATATGCACATCTGTTTAATTCCATATACTTTCACCTTCTTTTATGCAATATTCCTAAAGCTTTATATACCTTGCTTTTCTCTGATTTGATTGTCAAAAATAAAAGGCTTTAATCGCCTACTATACTGTTCTCTCTTTAGTTATCACATCCCTTAAAAATTATTTATGTACAAAAATGTAACTGGAAATTGTGGGTGAATACCCAAGACTTAAAAATGATGATTGAATTACTCAATCTCTTCTGCTATAATGTGAATTGCTTAAATTACATGTGCAGCTAAGTCTGTACAATTTAATTACATATCATAAAGTAGTACGCCAATACTCTTTATGAATTTCAGGAAGTAACTATCGCCAAATAGTTGCTTCCTTTTTCTTTTGTATTTATGTTCTTGGGAAAAATTAATGTAAATACATTCTCTTCCTTTGACATGCTCCATATTATCACGTTATAACTAGGTTGTCAATTACTTTTTTAAAAGTTTTTAAAAACCTATTTATTTATTCTAGCTTCATCAAATATTTGAATCGAATGTCTGGCAGCAATTTTATACTTCTCCATTAAATCGATCATGTTTTCTAAATTAATTTTATATTCTTCCCCGATTGCTTCTTGATCTTCTTCTGATAATAAGGATATTTTCATTTCTTTTAATCCATTAACCGTAATTGTTATAATACTTGTACCAGTCTGTATACTTCTTAATGCCAATGCCCCTACCTTACTATCAATAAACGCTTTCAAATAGTAAGGATTTATTATATTCTTATTAACACGAATAGCAATTAAATTTCCGCTCAATATATCTTTATAAATTTTATTACCTCTATATATAGCAGACTTAATTGTACTATTCTTTGCAGTAATGATAATATCTCCATCTTCTACTATATATTTTTCAAATTTCTTCTTTTCATCATATTTTATTTTTCGTAAGTCATCAGATACAAAACCTTCTGCTTGAATAGAAGAAATATTTATAATTCTATAAATTGATTCTTCACCTTCATTTAATGAAAGTCTATCTAGTTCACTTGCACTAAGTTGATAACCTCTAAATATTGTATCTGTCACGTTTTCTAATTTAATGGGATTTTCTATAGTATCTGATAAATATCTATTCATTCCAAGATATGAATCATTAGCTAATATTTCCGATATTGGCACATCAATAACACAATCCGAATGTATATCATCCAAATATAGTTTTATTATTTCTTCTATATCCTCTTGTGAAAAATATACATATCTTCTTTGCTCTGTATATATTTTAGACGCATCTATCATCTTAATTGATTTTTTATTTCTATTTTTCTTTAAGATAATAAGAGATGGTTTTACAGCAGTCGAAGGCAATATTCCAATTGGTAAAGAAATAATTGTATCTACATAATTATTTAATACTAAATACCTTCGTGCTTCTTCATCTATTCCATTAAACAATACTCCATCAGGAACAAATGATATTACCATTCCATCATCTTTAATAGATTGTAGGCATTAATAATCCATAATAAATTAGCAGAATATTTTTTATTAAATTTCAAAACGAAAATTCCAGCTATCTATCATTTGAGCTACTTCTTCTTTTTCATATTTAAATATTAATGGATACGAGCAATAAATCATATCAACCTTATCTTTTAATTTTGGTGCAAAAAATGTATTTGTATTTACAATTTCCAAGTCTTGATTTAAAAAGTATTTTCTTATTAAAGCCACATAATAATCTTGCTGGGAAATAACCATCCCCCTTGCTTTTTCTATATGATTATTATTGAACATATGCAATATAAAATCAGCAGTTCCACAATCACAATTATAGATACTATGTCCACCATGTGTTTTGAATATTTCAGATACAAGTGAATTTATCCATTCTATAGATGATATTGAGAAAACTTCATTTCTAACGGAAGAATCAGAATTTATCCCTAAATCTAATACAATATGTTTCAAATCAAATTTTGTAATAATTTCAATTACATTTACAAACATAAAAGTTTCTATTTTATGAGGAAGAAAAGATAATGCTATACTTAAGACTTCTTTTCCTTGTTTATCATCTATATATGAATATGCTTTACGCGAAAACTCCTCTAAATCTATTACTGTATTATGTGAAATTTCTAATAAATTTTCTTTTCCGATTAATAATCCTATTGTTGATATTGCAAATATTATTCTATTAGATTCTATTGGTGTCATTTTCTCCGTTAATCGTAACATATTTTGAATTTCTTCTCTAAAATTCATAATGGTATCTCTCCTTATAATAGGTTATTTATAACCTTGATTATAAAGATAGAATCACTATTTGTCAAGGTTGCTGACAACCTAATAAATGAGTTTTTTGTAGTTATTAAGAGTATCTACAGAAATTCCAATCATTTCTGCAATATCTGACTGAGTTAATTGGTCATCCGAAACTTTCGGTTCACCAATTCTATTATTTCCTTTTTGGTTAGCAGAACCTTCTCTAACTCCATAAATTCTTTCAAGTTCTTTAATACATCTGCCAAGTTTTACAGGATTAGGATTACCAATACTACGCTGACGAATATTATATTTATCTCATCACACCAAACATGTTTTTTATTCCGAACATGCTTTGCTTATATTTCTTTAATATCTCAAAAGCCTTAATTTTCTTATCAAATTTCAATATTGGTTTTTATCATATTAACACATCATTCTAGTATGTTAATATATAACATTCACTCATTTTCTCTTAAAACACTACGAACTAAACATCGAACCGCAATATTCCTACTATCACTTCACTGTAAATCAACTTTCCTAATCTCCAAAAACACTAATATTTACTGCATTCTTACATAAAACATTCTTGAAACAATACACCCTATCAAACTCAATACATTCATACTAAAAAAGCCGTGACCATTACAGCCACGACTCCACAACAAAACATATAATTAATAAGGAAAACCTTATATAATATGTATATCAAGAGTTCATTACGCTCTTAATACCGAATTAATATAACATATTTTACTGAATTTATCTACCTGGTTATTTCCTAAACATCCATGTTATTTCTATATTATAATAATGCAAACAAGCCTTTTATACTGCTGCCTTTTGTAACTGACTAATTCTACCTAATACAATGCAACCTAATTCAATTAAAGAAATATTTCTTTATGCTTCTATAATCGTGTAATGTGTCTGTATCAATCTCAGTATGTAAGTTTAAATTATCTGCATCGAATATGTATGTACTAATAACTATTTTATTTGTTCGTGTGTTCATTTCCATACTCATTGATACTTTAAAATCAGACAGATATAATACCTGTTGTGTTTCCACAAAATGTCCAGCTAACATATTGTTGACTATATCCTCTAGTGTTCTCTGAATATTAAAAGGTACAATAACATCCTTATCAATTAAAAATCCTACAACAGTATCATTTATATCGGTGTAGTCCTTATCACTCTGTAAATGTAAATCTTCAAATCTGTATTTTGGCTGTTCCATAATCTTAATATCTTCCTTTCTTGATCTTATCTTCGATTATCCCCTTACCTATTGTAAAGAAATGATAAATTGCTAATGGTATAAATATCAAAAGAATTTTGACCACCAAATTCTCAACTATCATAGATGTAACCATCCCACACATCCATAATGTCATTCCTATATAAAATCCATATGTGAAAATCTTTAGTTTTGTTCTGTACTTCTTGTATTTTTCATATTCGTTATAATGATAATTCCATCTTGATATATCATCTTTAGTTGCTCCATCAATCATTTTCAACTTTCCCATCCTCTCTTTTATCTGCTGCCATCTCCGCATTATATTCCGCTTCAATATCATCCATAATATCCCTTAAGTTTTCCTTTGCCCCTTTTAGCCAATATAAATTATCATTTGCAAGAATCGGCTTCCCAGCTTCATACTGTCGTTCAATCTTATCCATCATAAATTGAATACCAGCTTTAAACCCATTGTCATATGCAAGTTTTATTGCATCCTGATTCATAAGTTATTACCTCCGTGTCATTAATTTTGCCTTACATATACTAATACACATTTTTCAGACAAAATTTCCCCTCAATTAGCAAAATTTTGATTATTTAATTGCATATGATTTCTTGTTTATATACTGTTTCTACCTTATAATATATAAGAAGGGAGTTGATACTTATTTACATTGAGATTAAGAAGCAGAACCGCTTCAAAGATTTATTACATAAGATTTTTAATAGACTTGAAGATTCTTTGTTTAATCTATTTCAGAAAATGCCTGAGAAAATAATTCCTACTTGTCTTATAACCTGGATGGAACATTATACAGATAAACGCATTGCTCAATTACAACATCAAATTATCCGCAGTAAGTGGCAGACTATAGAACTTGAAAAAGCTGTCAATAATATACATAGTCGGCAGCAGATATAATAAAAGCACCTTCAGAAAGTAAATTAATCTTTCCGTTGGTGCTTAGTTTTATTGTATATCATCCATTGTCATACATGGGATTTCTTTTTCCTGTCTTAACTGCTTATCATTAGTGAAAAACATATCACATCTGGACGCAATCGCTGATGAAACTTGCAATGCGTCCATTGCTTTAAATCCCTTATACTGTCCTCTAAGTTTAGATGCCTGTTCTGCAATATCTGAATTTATATCTATAATTTCAACATTCATATAATCTAAAAAGCGTTTGAAATTATCTACAAAATCCATTTTACCACTTAAATACGGATATACCAGATACTCTTCTACTGTTATTGCAGAAGTAACAACCTGTATATTCTTTTCTATACACATTGTAAAAAATCTCTTTATAACCTCTGAATATAAAGGACTGTTTTCAAGATAGTATATAATAGGTGCTGTATCAACAAACACTCTTTTAAAGTCTGTCATTATCTCTCATCTCCCTTATATATTCATCTGCATTTTTGCCACGCTCTGTTGTAGGCATAACAAACTGGTCTAAATCAATTTTCTTTGTTCGTCTGTCTGATATACTTATCAAACCATCAATACCACTTAAAATCTGAACAACATAAGTCAGCTTATCTTCTGGTACTCTTTCCAATAATTCAATAGCTTCTCTTCTAGTTGCTGTCATAAGTCATACCTCCTTTAAATCTTTGCAAGAAATCGTTGTTTCTTTATATGCCCTCGTTTTCCTTATTCTGTTCTATAACATACTTTTCACCATTAAATTCTGTATTTTTATCAATAAAAGCTAATTCCATACCTAACATATCAGCTATCTTTACTAATTCATCTGGTGAGAAAGTATTTCGTTGTACCTTATTACTAAAATTTTGTTTACTTATTCCTAGTGCTGCTGCCATCTCTAGCTGTGTAACCTTTTTGTTTCCTGAAATAGCCTTAAATGTTTCTTTAAGTGCCAACATTATTTCCTCACTTTCCCTATATTAACCAACTATTCTATTGATTAATTATAGTATATCACATTAATATTATTATTGCATTTAATTCATAATTCAATTTATATCAACCGATTCAACAATCTATGAGTTATTTTCCATAACAGCCTGTTACCTTGTTTTATACCTGTCTGATAAATAAATATCTCCGTTATGCGTTCCATAAAATCATCGGGAAGAATTGAACCCTTAAATTCATTACATGCTTTGCAGGTACACTGAAGATTACTTATATCATCTGCGCCATTCATAACAAGTGGAACAATATGATCCAGTGTCATATTATCATAGGTTATTTTTCTACCACATAAAATACATCTTCCATTTGCTGTATTGTATATCAATTTTCTTGCTTCTTCAGAAAATCTAATTCTTCTCCTGCTCCTATTTAACTTATATTTCTCGTTGGTTACTATATCTAATATGTAATATCCTTTTGTTTTACTTGGGGCTTTCTCTAATCTTTCTTTTGCTTTTTCCATAGTCAAATATATTTGTGCTTCATTTACATCTTTTGTCTTTGCTACTCCGCCATTTTCCGTTATTCTTATATAATAATTTCCATTTGTAAGTACATAAGCCATAATATCAACCTCTCTTCCATTGAGGACAGCCATATTTCAAGCTGTCCCATATTCCTTATTTATTCAATGTTTCTACTGCTTTTATCATTTTTATATTGTATTCATCATAAATTAAAAAACTAACAATTCTCTTACTTATGCATATTAAAATCTCATTGTTTTTATATATCTCTTCATTTTTCCCTTTATTTACTTTTATCATGTTTGAAAAAATACTATTACCAAACATTTTCTGCTCGTATTTTTCAATAGACTTTTCTTTGTTAAAATAGACATAATTTTTGTACATTACTTATCACCCTTATCCTTATACCAAACCAACTATACAAGCCATTTTATACAATGGATTCTTTGCAAGTTTCCGTATATGTTCCGCTTTCTGTCTTGCCTTCTTTTCCAATCTGTCCATATATGCCAACCGGTCTTCCATTTCCGCATATTCAAGCATTTGTACAGGTGTCAAGCTGCTGTATGGTGTCTTAAGTTGCCTATCAATAATCTGGTTTCCATCTGCTGTATTAATTATTCTAAAATCAAACATATTCCTTTCCATCCTTCCTTATATTTCCATTATTTCCGCTACAATCTGCTTTATTTTTCCAAACTGCTTATATATCCGTTTTCCACCGATTCCATGATTTTCGCTTATTTCCCTTAATGAATACCCTTTTGCTTTATCTGAAAATATTTTCCATTGTTCTTCTGTTAATCTGCCTTGAATCTGCTTTATCATTTCCATATATTCAAGGGATGTGATACTTTCCATTGGTGAAGAATCAGCAACATTTGTTTCCACAATATCTAGACTTGTATTATTTCCGATAGCTGAATTTCTCTTCTGTGTCCTGAAATATAAATACATTTCTCTTCTCATGTACATATATGAAACTGCTTCGAATTTGCATTTCCGCTGTAAATCAATATCATTCAGATATATTTCCACTGATAATAGATAACCAAATACCGCAACATCAAAGTATTCTTCTGAATCAAGTTTTGACTTCTTCAAAAATTCCATAATCAATCTATAATTATCTTCAGCAAATTTCCGCTGTTCCATTGTTAAAGGCTTAAGCCGTTCTTTATTTTCCATGTGATAACCTTCTTTCCATTTATGGCAAGTGTGCCATTTCTGACACACCACCTCAATTATTTATTAGATACCGAAAATCTCTTTGAAGATTTTTCTAAATTTCTTAATATCTTCTTCTAAAGCCCAAGTATATAAGCCATCATCATTACAACCTCCGTACATCTTTAATGTTGTTCTTAAAATCTGCTTTAATGTACAGCCTTCCAGTAACATATCTAATTCAGTTTTTTTGATATCATTCATCCATGCTTCACGCTCTGTACATTTGTTGTAAAACTCTTTGTATAGTTCTTTTAAAACCACCTGTTTTTCAACATTTGTATATGGATCAATCAAGTAATTTTCAAAATTCATTTCCTCATAACCATCATCAAGCAATGAATCATAGCTGAATAATCCACCTTTAGGGCAATGCTTTTCTCTATTAATATCACGAAAGTAATTACTTCTTGCATTGTCAAGCGTTCTAAAGAATACCTGTTCAAATTTAAGACTATGTAATCTTTCATATTCATGGTATTTCTTAACTGCATTCAGATAAGGAATAATTAAAATGTCGTACCATTCTTCTGGATTCAATTCATGAATCCTCATATAACGATATATCAAATTGTGATGTTGCTCTGAGAATAACCTCTCCTCTTCTGTTAAAGGTCTTATTGAATAATTCTTGTTGTTAGCGTTCATAACTTAATCCTCCTGAATAATGAATTCTGTAAAAATTCCACTTTTGAGCATATCCGCAAGCCATATATCAAAACTTGGATACTCGGCTTTGTCTGCCATATCTCTATAAACTTCTTTAATCTGATTTGAGTTGAATTTACGGTTTGCAAATGGTTCTTCATATGTGATATATAATTTCATATCTTGTCACGCTCCTTTAATATTCAGGGTTCAGGCGGATTGCTCCGCCCTTGCCCTTGATGATTATTTAATTCTTAAAACCTTGAATCTTGTAACCTTTTCATATTCTGTTAAATCTCCCAAATCTTCCTCAAGTCTCTTCTTATCAAGTGTTTTTCTTTCCTGCTCTTTGTAACTGATTTTTGCTGAATCTGTGTACTCTTCTGTTAAATTGTTATCTTCCATATATGAAGAAATCTCATGCTCTAAGGCTTTTTCAATGCTAGTGGCTTCTTCTGCCATAGCCTTATACTTTCTTAACTCTTCAATCTTTCTTTCAAGTTCTGCTTTGTTGTTAATCGTACACATAACGACTACCTCCTTATTAATGAAAATGTTTTGTTGTGGTAATTGCTTACCTTGTAACCGTATTGTACATTTATTCGTGTACTATGTCTATTGACAATTTTCATAATAATACACGATTTAGTTTACTCTTCTTTTGTACACTTTATACACTTATTCGTTAACTTGCACAATTTATATCCATTTATTCGTGTACTTTTACTCTTGAACAAAGTACACTTTATCGTGTATTATAGTATCAACAACAAAACATTATTAATTTTTAAGGAGGTCATTATTATGATGAATATTTATTTAACAAACTTGGGGAAATACAACGAAGGTCAGTTAATTGGTGAGTGGGTAGAATTACCAGTGAGCAATGAAGAACTTCAAAAGGTATTTGAAAGAATCGGGATTAATGAAGAATATGAAGAATATTTTATAACTGACTATGAATGTGACTTTTACGAAGTCGGAGAGTATGAGAATATCGACACACTGAACGGCATAGCAGAACGGATTGAAGAACTGGACGAAGAAGAAAGCAAGATTGTAAAGGCTTTAATGTCAGAATGTGGCTATGCATTAAATGAAGCTATAGACAAGGTAAACAGTGGCGATTATAGAATTTATTCAGATTGTGACAGTATGACAGATATTGCTTATCAGGTTGTAGCAGAATGTGGGTATTTGAACAATGTACCTGATACAGTAGCAAGGTATTTTGACTATGAAGCTTTTGGGCGTGACTTAGGAATTGAAGGGACTTTCATTTTTTTAGATGATGGCAGTTGTTTAGAAGTCATTAGATAA